GCTTCAACATTGAAGCTAAATGTGTCAAGCGTTTCAGCACCTGCGGTATTAGCTGAAGCACAAGAAATGCTAACTGCCACAATCAATGTAAGCGCAATCACGAGCTGGAGTTAAAAATGAGCAACATTATAGATGTTCCTTCCGAGGACAAGGCTTGGCTTGAAAAAGTCGGGCAAGTAGCACCAAAAACCGAAAAGCCACAAATCGTAAAGAAAGACGAGGAATAACCAAATGGCTGTATTTCTAAATAACAAAGTAGGCGTTAAGGTTAACTCAGTTGATCTTAGCGACCATGTAACAGCAGTAACTCTAAACCGTTCATTTGATGAGCTAGAGGTAACTGCAATGGGTGACGGCGGTCACAAGTTTGTAAAGGGCTTAGAAGCCTCATCTGTAACTATTTCTTTCCTAAATGACACAGCTGCTGCAAATGTACTAGCTACATTACAAGCTGCATGGGGAACAAATGTAACTGTTGTACTACTACAAGAAAAAGGCACAGCAGTTGGCGCAACCAATCCGCTGTACACAATGACTTGTTTAATCAACAATACAACTGACATTAACGGTTCTGTTGCTGATCTAGCAGTACAAGATTTAACTTTCAACATTAGTGGTACAGTAGCAGTAGCCACAACAGGCACTTTCTAAGGAGTAAAATGTTAGGACTTAAAATCACCAAGGCTTCAGGTGAGGAATCTGTTTTAGAAATCACACCAGCGATTGAGTACGCATTTGAGCAGCATTGGAAAATGGGCTTCCATAAATACTTTAGAGATGAGGAAAAGCAGACTGGTTTATACTGGGTTGCTTGGGAAGCCCTACGCCGTTCAGGGGAAACTGTAAAGCCTTTTGGTGAGCAGTTTCTAGAGACCTTGAAAAAGGTAGAGATTGTAGACGCTGATACCCCAAATGGGTGACGAGGTATGACTTTACTTATTTGATTGCTTCATTAGCAGTTGAAACAGGCATACCTCACAGCGAGTTTATTAACATGGATAAGTCAATGCTATTGGCAACATTGGCATATATGAAGGATAGGGTCAAACAAATTGAGCAGCACAGTAGAGGTAAAAGGCGGTAAAGCCTTAATTCTTGCGCTCAAAAAGTATGACAAAGATTTAGGAAAAGAATTAAATCAGGAAATGGCAAGTTACCTACAGCCTGTAACTCGCAAGGCTCGTAGTTATTTGCCAAGCCAATCCCCATTATCAGGTTGGGGTAAGCCAGTTTCAAGTTCAGAAACTATAGATTACAGACCTTTCCCAAGGTACGACGGGCTTAAAGCTCGCAGAGGTGTTGGTTATACAACTACACCAAGCAAGCCAAACAAAAAAGGTTTCATTTACTTTGCACAGATATTTAACTCAGAAGCAGGCGGTGCTATTTTTGAAACCGCTGGACGAAAGCACCCTAACGGCAGACCTACTTACACACGAGTTAAAAAACGCGAAGGTGCACTTAATACAGTATTTCAATTTGATAAAAAATCAGGCAAAGAGTTTATTGATTATTACGATTCAAATAACCCACTTGCAGGCTACCAATTTATTCACAGTATGCCTGAACTATACAAAGTACCACGCAAGGCTAATCAATCAGGTCGCCTAAGTCGTAAGATGAATGGACGGGCTATTTTTAGAGCATGGGGCGAGACTTACGGCAAGGTAACCCCTCAAATTATTAAAGCAATGGAAAATGCCAAACAAAAGTTTGACACAGGAAAGAGAGCTGCCTAATGGCAAAAACAGATTTATCGGTCAAAATTGGTGCTGAGTACATTGGTAAGGCTGCCTTTGCTAAGGCTGAGAAAAGCGTCAAGCGACTTGGCAAGCAGGTTGCAGCGTTAGCCCTTGGTGGCGGTGTACTTAATTTTGGACGCAGTTCAATCAAAGCATTTTACGATTCTGAGAAGTCTGCAAAGGCTCTGTACGGCACGCTTAACAACCTCAACCTTGCATATCGTAAAGATGATGTTAACAAGTACATTGACAAACTAAGCCTTGCAACGGGCATAGTAGACGAAACTCTTAACCCAGCCTTTCAGCAATTCTTACTTACAACCCGAGATGTAACCAAGTCACAGCAACTATTAGGCACAGCCCTAGACATAAGCGCAGGCACAGGTTATGACTTGGCTACTGTCACTAAAGCATTAAGTGGGGCTTATGGTGGCAACAAAACAGCACTAGGCAAAATGCAACTTGGTCTTACAAAGGCACAGATTGAAGCCAACGATTTTCAAACTATCCTCAAAGCCCTAAACTCAATTTTTGCTGGACAGGCTGCTTCAGCTGCTAGTGGATACACAGGTCAAATAGATAAATTAAACATTGCTATTGACCAACTAAAGGAAAATGTTGGCAAGGGCTTAGTTCAAGGTTTATCAGACGGCAATGGCAATATAGATCAAACAACACAAAACATTGCAAGACTAGGTACAGCGTTAGGTACAGCTTCAGGTTACCTTGCTAAGTTCGCAGTTGGCTGGACAGAACTATTTACTAAAGAGGCATGGACACAATTTTGGAACGATTTAACAGGTCAAAAGCCACTATTACAAATATCTAGAGGCGGCGATCAAGGTGGCTCTGAAAGAGCAGCGCAACAGAAATTAGATCAACAAGCCAAACGAATTGCTGAGCAACAGTTAAAAGCAACTAAGGCTTTGACTGCCGAGCAAAAGAAAGCACAGCTGTTAAAAAAATCCCAAGGCATTTTAGATATTGAACAGGCTAACATTTTGGCAGCCCTACAAGGCAAGATTACTGCTAACGAAAAACTTAGATTAGAATTGCAACTTGCTTTACTTACAGGTAATGCTAAAGAGGCAGACCGTTTAAGTAATCAATTATTGTTATCACAGGCTCAATTAACAGGATTAGCCACATTTATTACAAGCCTACCTAAAGCCTTAAACCCGTTTTCAGATTACCCAGCGTATGTCCAAATGGCTTTAGCGGAATTAGCAAAATTGGCTAACGCACAAAACATGCGTACCTTCCAAGGTATTACAGCCCCAATGGGTACACCAATCCCATTTACCGCGGTACAAAGTAATGCCCCAACCATTATCAATAATTTTGCTGGTAACTTGGTTACTGACAAAGACTGGGCAGAGTATGTAAGACTACAGTTGATTAACCAAGCAGGCGGTGGCAATTTTGCTACCCTAAACCGTAATGATTTTAGGCAATGACAGCCCCAGCAATAATCAATGTCAGTCTAAACTTCAGTTCTGGTGCGACCTTTCAAAACCCTTTTACTGTTGGCGACCCTGTTAACGGCAGGCTTGGGTTTGGTATTCTTTCTGATTCAACAGCCCCAGCTTTAGTAGTTGATCTAACGGACATAACTAAGTCAGTCAAAATCAGGCGTGGTCGCAATATCCTAAGAGACACCTATGAGTCAGGTTCAGCAGATGTAAGAATCTATGACACTAATGGAGATTTTAACCCACAGAACACAAGCAGCCCTTATTACGGTCAATTAACACCATTGCGCAAACTTCGTATCTCAGCTTCAGTAGGTGGCAATACTTATTATCTTTTCAGCGGTTACACAACTGATTATGCTTACAGCTACGACAAAGGTGAAAATGTTGGTTATCTAGACATTTCGGTATCTGACGCATTTAGATTGTTTAACTTGGCTACTGTGACGGCGATCACAGGGCAAGCAGCAGGTCAAGATACTGGCACACGAATCAATAAGGTGTTGGACACCGTATCTTTTCCTAATGGTATGCGTTCAGTAGATACTGGTAATTCTACATGCGTTGCAGACCCAGGGGTTGTTAGGACAGCATTACAAGCTATTGTCAACGCAGAGTTCAGCGAGCAGGGGGCTTTCTATTGCGACCCTGAAGGGCAAGCAGTATTTAAGAATCGTGCCAATGTAATTGCTACAGCTGGTGGCACACCTATTCAGTTTAATCAAACTGGTGGAATCCCATACCAAGATTTGAAGTTTGCCTTCGATGACAAACTAATTATTAACCAAGCAACAATTACAAGAGTTGGCGGTACTGCTCAATTTAGCCAAGACACAGACTCTGTTTCTACATACTTTCCTCACTCAGTTTCATACGCTGATCTAGTTGTTGAGACAGACGCCGAAGCCTTGAACATAGCCAAAATTTATGTGGCTACGAGAGCTGATACAACTATCCGCATTGACCAAATGACTGTTGATCTGTATGACACTTCAGTCCCAACTGCCACAATGCTAGGCATTGACTATTTCCAAAATGTTGATATAACCAATATCCAGCCTGACGGGTCAACTATCACCAAGAACTTGCAAGTGCAAGGTGTTGCTTGGGATATAACCCCTAACCGCTGGTTGGGTACTTTTACCACACTTGAACCAATCACAGACGGGTTTATCATAGGTAACACCACCTATGGCGTCCTCGGTGATGATATACTAAGCTACTAAGGAGTAATACAATGGCAACAGGTTTTCCAGCTTCAACGGGTGATGTCCTCTCAGCTGCAATGTTTAACGGGTTAGTGACCTACACAGTAGGCACAGCCAATACAGCTGACTACACAGCGGTACTAGCAGACTCTTATCAGGTCTTAGAGATCATGAACAAGGCAACTGCTATTGCCTTCAAGATACCTACAAATGCCTCAGTAGCATTTCCAATAGGCACAGCTATAACTATTCTTAACATTGGTGTTGGCGCTTGTACAATCAGTGCAGTAACTTCAGGCACAACTACAATTCTTTCAGCTGGGGCAGTACCCGCTGCACCAACCTTGTCTCAATACAAAACAGCGGTTTGTATTAAAACTGGCACAGATGCTTGGTATGTAGTGGGCGCAATAGCCTAATGATTGGCAATATCACAGCTGGACTTTATGCGCCTAGCGTACCACCTGTACCCAACTCTTACGAATCTATTGCCACAGTTACAGTAGGTTCAGGGGGTCAAGCCACAGTTAGTTTTACTTCTATTCCTTCAACTTACAAACATTTGCAATTAAGATTTATAGCAAGAACTACAAGTGCTGTTTCAAGTCAAGGTAACTTTATTGGATTAAGATTTAACTCAGATACTTCTGCAAATTATTCTGCTCATCAATTAAGAGGCGAAGGTTCAGGAACGCCAAATGCAAGTGCATTTACAACTCAAAGTACAGGGTATGTACAACGAGCCTCAAATGCTAATAATGGTGCAAACATTTTTGGAACTGGTTTAATAGATGTTTTAGATTATACCTCAACTACTAAATATAAAACTGTTAGAAATCTAGGTGGTTATGATGCCAATGGAAGTGGTCAAGTTATTTTAATGTCTAATTTATGGTACAACTCAACTATTGCTGCCATTTCAACAATTTTATTAACACCTGAGGCTGGCAATTTTGCAGAGTATTCAAGTTTCGCCCTATACGGAATAAAGGATTAATATGCCATCAACTTATGAACCGATAGCGACAACTACTTTAGGTAGTGCGCAAGCAAGTGTAGATTTCACTTCCATACCTGCAACTTATACCGATTTAGTGGTTATTTTTAATGGTCAAGCGGCTGGCAGTTTAAACAATTTAGAAATGCAATTTAATGGGGATACAGGTACAAATTACTCAGACACTTATTTATCAGGTAATGGAACTTCCGCTTCTAGCGGTAGGGAAAGTGCAACAAAAGCATCTATTTTAATAGGCAACAATGGAAACCCACCTGCAAGTGGTAGTTCATTTGATATTGTTATTGTAAATATAATGAATTATGCAAATACCACAACTTATAAAACTGCACTAACGAGAGCCAATAACGCTGCTAATGGTGTTGATGCAATAGTTGGATTATGGCGTGCCACACCAGCCGCTATTACCTCTATTAAGATTTTTATTAAAGGTGGCAATAATCTTAATACTGGTACTAACGCAACGCTCTACGGCGTTAAGGCGGCATAATGGCTACTACATATAAATTAATTGATAAAAATACTTTAACTTCAAATCAAAACTCAGTTTCATTTACTGGGCTTGGTGCTTATTCATCTGATTACACAGACTTAGCGATATTTATTTCAGGTCGTTGCACTATCTCTGATACTTTTAGAGGTTCTTATATTTCATTTAATGGTTCTACCTCAAACTTTAGTGGCATATATCTACAAGGTGCAGGTTCAGGAACGCCAGCAAGTGGTTCACTAGCCCGTTATATTGGCGCCAATCCTGCTGCAACTGCCACTGCAAATACTTTTGGCAATAAATGGATATATATTCCAAACTATTCAAGCAGTAATAACAAATCATTTAGCGTAGATAGTGTTGCAGAAAACAATGCTACACTTGCATTTGCTGAGTTGATGGCTGGTTTATGGTCTAACACCGCTGCAATCACTTCAATTTCATTTGCTCACGATGTAAATGATTTTGCAACTGGAAGTTCATTTTACTTATACGGCATTAAGAAAAACTAAGGAGAAAAAGAAATGGCAAAACCAACTAAACTAATCATCAACTGCGAAACTAAAGAGCAGATTGAGATTGAACTAACTGATGAGGAAATTGCACAGCTAAAGGCAGACCAAGCAAAGGCACAGGCTGACAAAGCTAAGGCTGACGCTGACGCAGCTATGAAGGCTGAGGCTAAGGCTGATCTACTTGCCAAACTAGGCATCACAGCTGAGGAAGCTGCTTTACTACTTTCCTAATGAAGCCATGGTTGTCCAAAAGCGCAGTACAGCTGCGTGAACAAATAGATGATTCTTACCCAAGTCGTAGCAGGAAGTCTGACGGGTGGGTGGCTGATCTGCGTCATCAACAGGCAGGTAAGTCAGACCATATACCTGACCCGAAGTCCAACGGCGTCGTTAGAGCTATTGACATTGACGCTAGCCTTTCTGACAACCGAGGAGATTCAGCATATTTGGCAGATCAGCTTAGACTCTACGGGAAAAATAGTGGACGCATATCTTATGTAATTCATTTAGGTCGTATTGCTAGCCCTGTACTGGGTTGGCGTTGGCGTAAGTACAAAGGGTTTAATCCACACAATCACCATATTCACACCAGTTTTGCAAAGGCTTCCGATAATGACAGTACCTTTTTTGACATACCACTACTAGGGGGCAAAATATGAAAACTAAACATTGGGCAATGCTTAACAGCTATGGACGATCTGCTTTTGTTTGTCTAGCCACAATCTATGTAACACAACCTGACCTAGCACCTTCAGAGCTATGGAAAGCCTTTGCTGTTGCTTTCATTGCACCTTTACTGCGTGCATTAAATCCTGATGACACACAGTTTGGCATAGGCTCAAAAGAGTAATGACAGCGGTAGAAATTGCCGCTATCTGTGCCGCAATAACAACTGTATTTACTGGCTTTGCAGTAGGACTTAGGTTCTTAGTTAAGGGCTGGTTAAATGAACTTAGACCCAATGGTGGGTCAAGTATTAAAGATCAGATCAACAGGCTTGAAGGGCGTGTTGATGACTTATTTGTCCTACTATCGAGAGACAATTAAACCATGGCAGCCAAAAAGAAACCTCCACGCAGAAAAAGGTCAGTAGCTCGTTTAGAGACTACTGCACTAGATCAGCACGCCATTGCGCTTAATGAGTATTTCCGAGCATTACGCAGGGCAGGTTTCACCGTCGAGATTGCATTAGGTCTAATGGATAACAAGAACAGTATGCCTGAGTGGTTAATACCTACAACAGCTGATACTGACATTACACCTTTTCAAGACGACGACGAGGACGAGGACTAACTAATTAAGCGAATTGCCTTTATAAGCGATCTGCAAGCCCCGTACATAAATGAATTAGCAGTAAAATCCGTAGGGCGTTTTTTAGCCAAATGGAATCCACACCAAACAATCTGTGTGGGTGATGAGATAGACATGCCTCAGTTAGGCAGCTTCAATGCCAACACCATTGACGAAATGGTTGGCAACTTAGATGAGGACAGAGTATTTACCCAAGAGGTATTAACTTACTTGGGAGTAACCGACATAGTGGGAAGCAATCATGGAATCAGACTGTACCGATCAATCAAGAAAAGACTCCCAAGTTTTCTTAACTTACCCGAACTCAAATATGAGCGTTTTATGGGATATGACAAGCTCAACATCAAGTTTCACCCATACGGATTTGACTGGGCAAAAGGTTGGCATGTCACTCATG